CGCACATTCAACCGATACTCGTACTGTAATACCTCACGCAAAACTCAAGCATTTATCATGAAATTAACGCCATCAATATTAAAAAATTTATACAGCGCATTGATGCTATGTGAACCGCTTAATAAGTGGAATTTGCCGTTGCCTGAAGAAATTAAATTTATTGTGGATTCTGACCCTGAAACTATGGGAACATATCTTTACGATGATGGCGGAGATTATGAACACATCATAACTATTTCTGATGCTCGATGTGGCTGGCTGACAACGGTTATTTCTACATTGTTACATGAGTGCATACACATGAGTCGTAGCGGAACAATTACCGATGCTTGGACTAAACATGATGCTACATTTAGGCGCAGAGCAGCTAAAATATCAGAGCTAGGTTTCGACCCCTTAGAGCTTTAACCAACCTCTTTCAAATAGTTCGCCAATAGTTTTGCGGTGTGCTTCTTCCCATCTTTCAATACGGCTAGATTTGCTGAGTAACGCTCCTTGGTCGATTTCCGCATGGCATTTGTAGCAGAGTGCCGATATTCGGTAATCATGTGCTTTAAGTCCTCTGCCTTTACCATCTCGAAGCTGATTTGAATGTGCTGCGACAACTGTTCCATCTTCTACTCCACAATGTTGGCAAGGTAATTGCCTGACGATTTCAAGCAGCTTTTTGTTTCGGTATATTGCCATCTGCCCACTCGTACCATTGGCGATAAAACGCCTTAAATTGTTCAAACCCTACACCAGCTAGGGCGCATTTTCCATCTATGCCAACAGTAAAATATTTATCAATCTGTGTGCCATTGTCTGTATTGCCGATAATGATTGTCACGATGAATCGTGGGTTTTCAGCTAATGCTTTGAGCAATATCTCTTGGCCTTTGCTTACTTTCTCATCTGGGCGTTTCCATTCCATTATTAAGAAATGACCATTACGCTCACAGATGCCATCTACATTACTTGGCACAAACAATGGATTGCTAGGTATGATGCCTTTAAAATCCGCATAGTCAGTATGCGTGGCAAACATATTTCGCATTAGTTTAGCCATGAGTTCCTAATTTGGTCGTATGTATTGAACTCTAGCTTGATAGTCTCATCAGCTAATTCGTGGGCAATCTTGGTGGCTTTTTCAAAGTTCTTGACAAGCGTAGCGTTGTGATAAGCCTTGAGTAATTTAGCAATTTGAAGGTAGTTTTCTGAGTAATCTTGTTTCATCTTGTTATTCTTTCTAGGTTTCGGTTAGTCGCTTGTTCTGAACGCCAAGCCTCGAACTCCATTTGCGCTTGGGTGATTTCTAATTTTAATAGAGTTTTGTTTGCTGTGGCTTCACCAATTTGTTCGCAGTATTCAGCATATTCAGCAGAACCATAAGCCTCTCGCTCTTGCGCCCCAAGTGATTGCTCACCCGACTTTTTCATCATAATGGCAATAATGGCTTTTTTCTTTGCTTCAAGACCAGCAGCTAATCCTTCAGCCTGGGCGTATTGTTTTTTTATGCGCTCAATCGTGTCATAAGCATTGTGTGGGTCAAATTCTTTCATTTAAGTGCCATCCATAAACCAACTTGTGCAAAAGAATATCCCAACCAAATCATAGCGTTAGGTATAGAACCTTTGCGTAATTGCAATACGCCTACCATCAAATACCCAAGTCCTGTTGCTGCGATGATTGTTTTTTCCAACATCCTTTTTCCCCTTTGTTACCAAGTCTAAACTGTTCGTAAAAATCGTCAATGATTTCTTGCGACCAGTTGTATTTCTGCAAATAAGACCTAAACTTTGCTAATCCCCATTCGTGTCGCCATTTACACAACTGCCTGACGGCTGATTGATGTCGAAATTCGCTGTCGTAATTGGGCGAAAGATTCTCCTGCATAAGGCGTTATTCCTAATTCTCTAGCCTTAGCAAGAGTCAATTCATCAGTCGAATACCAAGGCAAACTTGGTGGCTTTTTGGTTACTTCAAAGTCTAGCTCATCCAAATACCGCATTTGGTTCAACCATGTGGCGGGATAAGGAATGTAGTCTTTTTCCGTACCTTTTAGTTTCCAATATTTGAGATGGTTTGGCAACTGTGCCATTACTTCATCTTTCTCGGCTTGGTTTAACTTTTGCCAGGCTTTCATTGCTGCGCCTTTGGCGACTTTCTTTGGGTATAACGACCAGAACTCGTCAAACATTACTGCATCACCCTTGGTGACATTGGTGTTGATGGGCTTGGCGGTGTTGTATATCCAGTATTGCCAATTACTGTAGTTGTAACGCCATTTGGAGTTGTGATAACCACTTGATTATTATACAAAGTTGCGGTTTGTGTAATAAAACCTTGTGGGTTTACGAACTGGGCTGTATTGCCTTGAATTTGCACCGTACCCATGTTGTAACCTTGTGGGCTAGTTAAAAGAAAAGTCTGGGCATGAGATGGAACTGCATATCCAACCATTGCTCCCAAAATGCCACCTAACAAACAAGCTAGTAAAAAGTCTTTCATTTAATTCCCCTTAAATGTTTTTTTACTTCTTTAATGTCGCTTTTAGATAAAGCCAAGCCAGCTTTGTATCGTAAGCACATTTCTTTAATTCTAGCGGTTGTATCGCGATTAGGCCACTCTGCATCACCAAATGCCCTAGCCTTTTCTTCAGCAGTCAATACAAATGGCAAGCCTAACTCTTTACTTGCCTTTAAATCTGCTAGAAGCTGGTCGTTTGTTCTCATTTAATTTCCCCTTAAATGTTTACTCGTTATTGAGTAAATGTAGTTTGCCCAATAGTCTTAAATAAGTCTAGTTAAATTTTTTAGTATGTTGCTTTTAAGCTACTCCCAAGCGGTTTAAGCGCACCTAGCCTACCTAGGTTTGCCTTCAAAGTTCTCCCATTGCGGAATCGCTCACCCGACAGTCTTGCGAGGCACAGGCACTATCTTCGCCACCTGTATTGCGCTATTTCAGCCTCTTACCCTTCTGGTAACGCTACTACCTTAGACCGCCACGATGTCGTTAGAGCCGCCAATCTAAGGGGATTTGATTCTACACTATTCTCTTTCTATAAAAGCGTTGTTTTTAAGCAACTCAGGCCATATAAGCCAAAAGTTAGTTGGGAATATGTCTTGCCTTGTAATTAGCCCATGCGACTCTTTTTCAAGAGTTGCCGCCAAGAATACAAACTGGGCATAAGGAATGTTGTTTTTTCGCCATTGAGACACAGCATTAGGGGTTACCCCACATAATTTGCCCACTTTTGTTGGCCCACCAAGTAAATCAATAATGGCAGAATCGGTCAGTTTTAATTTCATCTGTGCAATCTTACAGCGTATGTTGCTAATTTGCAAATACTTCTTGACAGACACTTGAATTAGCTTACAATGGCATTTATAGCAATTTCGCTATGTATCTAAGGGGAATTTAGATGGATGAAATGTACCAAGTAATGACCGAAATGGAAGAACGCTTGGAAGTAGCGTTGAATAACATGGAATACGGCACAGAATTGTCGCAAGACGATGTGGATGTAATTCGTGCTGCTTGTGGCAAACCCAACAATAAACGCAATGTATTGCTACAAAGCGTATTCAATGACTTTGGCAACATCTTTGGAGGTTCAAATGCGTCAATCTGAATCTATCGCCAACTTAGCCAAAGCATTGTCAATCGTTCAGGGGAAATTAACTTATGCGACCAAAGATTCTGCAAATCCGTTTTTCAAGAGCCGTTATGCTGACTTGGAATCTGTTTGGGATTCTTGTCGTAGCTTGCTTGCTGAGAATGGCTTGGCTGTTATGCAGTTTCCTGGCGAGTATTTTGACGGAACAATGTCACTCACTACCGTTCTCAGTCATTCTTCTGGCGAATGGATTAGTAAAGAGATGTCTTTACCAGTAACCAAACCAGATGCGCAAGGCGCTGGTTCGGCATTGACCTATATGCGTAGATACGCTTTAGCAGCAGTTGTTGGCGTAGTGCAAGCCGATGATGATGGTAATGCAGCAAGCAGTCCACAAGTTAAACAACCAATCGTAAAAGCAAAGGAAATCTAATGGCCTACGAAATGAAGGAAGGCAGCGCATCGCTGTTCAAGAACAATCGCAAGACTTCTGATAATCACCCAGATTACACAGGGTCAATCATGCTTCAAGGCAAAGAACATTACCTTAGCGCATGGATTAAAGAGTCTGCAAAAGTAGGTAAGTATTTCAGTATTTCGGTGGGCAAAGTCAAAGAACCTGTAGGCTTTAAGGCTGCTGGCTCTGATGAAATGCCTAGAAACACAATAGAAGATGATTTAACACCATTCTAAGGAGAAAGCCATGCTAAATCACATTAGAGATGTTATTGGCGACAAAGCCATTATTTCAACACAGCCTTTTGGCGTAGATGAAGAACGACAGTTGATTGCCTTTGAAACACAAGACTTGACTGCTGTAATCAAAGATGTGATTCAGGTATGTGCTGACTGCTGTTTGGATATTACTAGCCGTAACGCTATTTTAAATTTACTTGATTGAGGAAAACATGATTAACTTATCACTAGAAATCCAAGAAGTAGAAGCATTGTTAAAGCATATTGAGCAATCTGCTAAAGCTCTGATTGCTAAGATTCATGCTCAAGCTGCGCCACAGGTGGCTGGATTAAACCAGCCTGTTCAACAACCAGAAGCATCTGCTGAATAATGAAAACTAAAGGGGAAAATTTATGTCTCAGCATTGGTACGATGCCAAAACTGGTGAACCTCGCTATACAACTATTGGTAAAAACGGAAAACCCAGAAACACCACCTTGCGTGACGCCAAGGCTAGTCCTGGAACTCTCGTGCCTTCGGTCAGCACGATACTCGGACAACTTTCAAAAGATGGATTAAATACTTGGTTTCAGACCGAGGCTATTAAGGCCGCTATTGAAAACCCACGCTTAAATGGGGAAGATGAAAAGGACTACATTGACCGTTGTTTAGACTTGTCTAAACGCAAGTCCAGAGAAGCTGCCGATAGAGGTACGATGATTCACGACTGGATTGAATCGTTTTATAACCAAGAGTATTTGCCTGATTTGCCTATTTATGTACGCAATGTAGAAAGCATCATAAAACAGCATTTTGGCGAACAGCTTTGGGTGGCCGAGCAAAGTTTGGTCAATCAGCAAGAAGGCTATGGGGGCAAGTGCGATTTATATGCCAAACCAAACTATGCCTTTAAAGGGGTCGTGATTGACTTTAAAACGACACAGAAAAGCCCTGGTGATTTAACACCCTATCTAGAGCATACCATTCAACTGGCAGCTTATAGAGAGGTTTTAGCCCCTGAAGCACGATGCGCCAATGTCTATATCAATGGCGATACCAATGAAGTGGCAATTTTCGAACATGATGAACAAGATTTGCGTGATGGCTATCAAATGTTTGTTAATCTAGTTCAAATCTATAAGTTGCGAAATAAGCTAAACTGACTACGAGGCGGCAGACTGGATTTCCCCTTTCCAGACCACACACATCACGGAGTGTTCTGCTGCCTCACCTTATCTATGACCGAAAGCGTAAAGAAGCGAGTAGGTCACCTTTTCTATAAAATACCTACTGGGGCGTTAAGCCGCCAATGTAGGATGCAGTAATTGGGTAATTTTGCGGCTTTCTGACCCATTGTTATCAACTGC